CCTATTGCTTCCAGAGAATCTTTAATAGCATCTTCATACGATGGATCATATCTATCCCACATACTAAAAACTCTTTGATTTTTCCAGATTCTTATTTTTATTCTTTCTCTTGCCAAACTTTTCAGATCTCCGATATCATCAGCATTGGTTATTAATTTTTGAATAATATCGTCATCGCTATTTAAAATAGTAGAAATCAAATTATGATGTCCTACAATATCTCTAGACAAGACATATTTACCATCTCTACCGATAAGACCTGTATAAGCATTTGGAGTGCTGTCATACGAATAATTTTTACGATTACCATTGTCGTCAGTAATTGTAATATTATCAGGGGATTCTTTTATAATCCTCGAATAAATATTTGAAATATCTAAGAAATAATTTTCACTTTTCATTTATATATTTAGTCTTCTAGTGACTCCATTTTCCTTTTCATATGTATCCATAATATAAAAATCAAATTTGTAACTAGCTTTCAACACCGAATCTCGTTTTGCAAGATTTCTCTCAATCTCTTTTTCGTAAAAATAAAAAGACTTCACCTCCACAATTCTATTATCTTTAGGTATGTATATATCTGGGTAATACACTCTTTTTTTACCATTCCACGAATATTCAAATTTCGGAACTTTATATTTCCCGTTTTCAATTTCCCTTATGTTATAACCTTCATCGATCAGCCTGTAAATAGCTTTTAATTCATATCCCTGATAAACAATTTCAACCCCATCGATTATAGCTTTTTTATATTTTTTGGCTGATTTTTGCTGTTTTACGAAAAAATCTTCATTTTGCATTACACCGTTTACACCGTATCTACATTGTAGAGTTTTTTGTCTTTTATTATTAGATTCATCGGTTTGACATTTATCAAGTCCTCTGATTGTCGCGTTATTTCTCGATAATATTTTTTTAAGTGTTATATTATCGCAAGAAAATTCTTTAGCCAAATCATCAACGGTCTTACCAGTTTTATAAGATTCTACAATATAATTTATACTGTCGTCATCTGAAATTTTAAACTTATTACACAATCCCCTAACCTTTTCAGTGTTTCTAGCTTCGACAAAATTTCTTATTTTAATATTATTTCTTCGTAAACAATTTAAAACCGTTCCGACATCAATATCATATTTATTAGCGATATCAACACTTGATTCGTTATTCAAATACATTTCTATAATATCATCTTTGTGATTAATACATATATCGTGTATATGATATTCTCCCGATGATCTTGATTTATACCCATTATCTTTAAAAAATTTTCTTATAAATTTGGAATCTTTATAATTATAAATTTCGGATATTTTGGGAAAAGATAGACCATCATCATAATACATTTTCAAAATATTTTGTTCTTCTCCGACCAACCTACCACCGTTGATTTTTTTAGTAATCACATATTCCATATAATCCTACTTAATCAAATGCTGGTTATTTTCTCGATGTTATACCATTTTCTTTCGAAAGTTCAACAATTTCTCCTGTAACATGTTTGGCAGTTTCTGTTCTATGGGAAATCACATAAACAGAAAGATCAAATCTATCAATTCGATGTTTAATTTGTTCAATCAACTTATCAATTCCCATGGAATCTAGGGTGGAATCAAGGTATTCATCAAAAAATTCCACATTAGATGACACGCCTGAATTTTTTCTCTTCAAGTCCTTGAATGCCCACGCACACGCGAGGTCAACCGTTCTACGTTCGCCACCACTCAAGTTCCAGTAAGAAATCTCCTTACCTTTATCATTGGAAAGCTGCTCATCAAAGTATTCATCGAATTTGCAACGAATGGACATACCAAGATCGTTGATATATTGCTGAATGCTTGCGTTCATCATGGTAAGAAGTCTCTTCACCACAAAGCTACGAACACCTTCTTCTCCTAGCACGAATTTACAGATTTCATAATCATCTGATTTCTGTTTGAACATTCGGAAATTGTCGTTTTCAGCGTTTTGTCTCGCCCAAGTATTTTGAATACTTACCTCGAAATTTGGTT